CAAGGACTTCTTCGTAAAGTATAGGTCTTGGGTCATTGATAACCTCCTCATAAGTTATCCATTTACCGTTTTTAGCGGTAAATCCATTTTTCTCGACCTTTACCTCATTTTTTCCTTGTTTGTCAAGGATAGAATTCTCGATACCTTGAGGGGTGTCTTCACACTTAACTTTAAAGTCAGCGCTATAGCCACAATATCGGATTTGAATTCTGAAGTTTTTCATAGGTAATTTCTTACTTTATAGTCGAAATGAGGCGGTTTTGAGGCCGCCTCATTAATTTGTTTTAGTTGCTATTACGCACCTGGTGAGCCGAATACTCCACGCCAGTCAGACCAGCCGAAGCTGTATCTTTCTCTTGCTTTGTATCTAACATTACCAGTATCAAAATCGCCTTCCATAGCAGTTTTGATCGGTGCTCTAACAAAGTGTTTCATTCCATTTGGAACGTCTGTTTTAATGAACCACGCGTCTGTGTCAGTTAAATAGTGATTAACTACATAACCTTGAGGAATCATCCCCATGTTTTTCACAGCGTTGATGTCATTATCAGCTGTTCCAGTTCTACCTGGGGATTTTAAAATCCTCTCAGCAGTAAATTGAAGCGCCGAAGGAACAACCATTTTTCTTCCTTGAGCTGCAATTTTTAAACCACGTTCATCAGTTAGCGCAGCAATGTCAATCAATGCTTGCTCTAATGAAGTTTCGTTTAAGTCTGCCGCAGTAGTAAGTTCATTCTGCTCTGTACCTGCTACGATAGCATGGTCAGTTGCACAAAGTTCCTTACTGTCACCGCCAGTATATGAGCTGTTGAACGCTCTGTTTAACACGTTAGCTGCTTTAACTTGTTTTGCATTCGCCATAGATCTAGCTAATGCTTTTGTATAACGAGATGAAACTCTATCATACAAATTGTCCTCGATCGCTTCTTCAGTGATCGCGAACGCTAAAGCAATTGTTTCGTGTGTGTAACGAGCAGTGAAGGTTTCGTTGGCGCTGTCAAAAACAACTCCTTGTCCTTCTGCTTTTACTTGAGCATTTGCAAATCCAGATAACATTACTTCTTCTTCAAAAGCTCTGTCTGAATTTTCAGTGTCAAATATTTCTGCGTGCTCGCTTGCGTAGTTCTTGTATTCCAAGCCAAATAAAGCATTTAGGCCTGGTTCTAGTTCTCTAACTAGTTGTCCTCTAGATATAGCCATAAATTATACTCCTGTTGTGCTTGTTAAGAAGTGTTCGATGATGATTACCTTAAAATTACAATTAGCTGACGTTAAGTCGCTATTGTCTGGGTCATCAGAAACATTCATAATACGAAGATTCGCTGTAGTCGTCGACTGAGTATCCGTTAGTTCAGTTTTTGATACGTAGTGTGGTGCTGCCCCTGCCGCAACGGCAAAGTCAGCATTCGCTCCGATATCAGCTTGCGCAGTTGCGCCAGATGCATCGGATTGTACTTCATATAACTGAAATGGATCATCATGTATAAAACCTTTAATATCTGTTGCAGCATTACTTGCTTTTAAGTTATTTGCAAAAGTAGGTTTCGACGTCGTCGCGTCAGTAAAGAAAACACCCTGAATAGAACCTAACAGAGCTCCGTTATCGGTAACTGCTGCTATTGCAATACCAGCTCCTGATGCTTTTACAACATCATTTTGGTATATTATTGAAGCAGAAGCTGCGATTTCGTATTCTGATAGTCCTCCGGCGTTTCTATTACTTCCGACTTTGCCAATTGGTCTTAGACCAAAGGCAGCGTCTTGATTTGCCATAAGTTTTCTCCGTAGTTTACAGATTGCTCTGTAAACGGTTAATAAAATTTCGTTGGATTAGGAATCGCTAATAAATTAGTTCTTCTTTGTTCCACCGAAGGTTACACGAGTCTGCCTCTCAGCGTTGATCGGCATACTTGGGTGCTGTTCCTTCATGAGATCCTGTTCAACCGCTGTGTCTCTATCATGAGTAATTTTATTAAAATACTCGTCGCGCGATTTCACAAGCTCTTTCGGTATCCTTGCCAGCAAAAGGCCGCCAACTCCGATGATCCCCTTGTATTTTCCTTCATTCATCACTGGATAATTTGTTCCAGGATATTCATCAGCTCTTACAAGCTCGTATCCTGATCTTAATTTACCGGCCATGTTCTTCGTATCGTCGAAGCCCATTGACTCGGCTCTTATCCATCTGTGATGGTACCCATCTGGTGCAGGGGGTGCATCTAAAGATGATGGTGGAGTCCATACTTTGGGTTTCTCTGTTTTAGCCCTAGTTTGGCTCGCACGGGAAGTTTTTATGTCGTCTTTTTTCATATGCTTATGCCTCCTTCGTGATTCTTAGTTGTTTCGCATATTCTTCAAGTGGCACACCTAATTTTTTAGCAATTGCTACTTGAGACGATGTGAGTCTCACTATTTTGCGACCTGGTTTTACACTTCGCGTAGCGGATGCTACTGTTTGTGTAGGTTTAGTCGATTCCTGAGACTTAGTATTAACAAATTTATGTGGAAAGTCAAGACGCATTCGTTTATCAACTTCAACATAATATTCATCGGATTTAGGGTCAAACCCTTCCTCCTCGGTTAGTTTCTTGTGCAAATCAAAAGCGGAATAAGTCATGGCGTTGTCTTTTCCAAACCATTCATTATTTTCCGCCCATGCTTCTGCTTTAGGGTCTACGGGTTGAGGTGCAATCGCTTGATCTAAAGAGGGAGTTTTTACTTCTCTTTCTTTAGCTCGTGACTGTTGTTCTTTTAAAGCATTCAACCGCGCTTCTTCAATACCGAGTTGAGCAATAGACTTTTGAGCTTCAACTTCAGCATTAATATCGTTTGCTTCTCTTGCCGTGTGAAGTTTGGCTTTAGCCGCATCGATTCCAGATATGACTCTACTTTCAAGTGCCTTGACATAATCTGGCTCTAGTCTTGAAAATCGAGTTCTTAATTGAGAATGCTCGACTTGAACCCCTTTGGCATAATCTAAAGCGGCTTCTCTTTGTCTTTCCGCTTCGCGCCATTTCTTGGTCAGCTTCGCAATTCTTTTCTTAACGCCTTCACTGTAGGCTTCTAATTCTTTCTTTTCTTCCGGTTTCTTTTCTTCTTGTTTCTCTTCTTCTTTTTTCTCTTCTACTTCTTCTTCCTTCTTTGGTACTTCGTCTTTGTCGTCCTTGCTATCTCGAACATCCAACTGCTCACTAGATTTCTCAGGTGTGTCAGCGGGCTTAGCACTGTCTTTAATAACTTCATTTTCTAACTCCTTTTCTTTGTCTTCTGGCAATTCAATATCTACACCCGGTCCGGATGTATCGATATCAATTGTTTTTTCGTTTTTTGGCATAGTTCCTCCTATGATTAATTGTGATGAAGCACGGATTCAGGATCCTTAATGGTTCCTAAAACCTCGTCGTCATTTAATAGACGGACTTCGCCGCCTTCGATAGGTAATCTTGATCCTGCATAACGAGCAAAGATCACCCAATCACCCTTCTTGCACCACGGACCAGTTGAAAATTTTTCCTTATCGTAATAAGCCAATGGTCCCATCTTTAAAACGTAGCCACAATTCGTGGCGATACGCAATTTTTCTAAAGCTTCTTGTGCAATAAAAATCCCACCTTTGGTTTTTTCCTTAGGTGTGAAAGGTAATACTAATAGTCTCCAGCCACTAGGTTCCGGGAGCTGAGCTACTTGGTCTTTGATATTTTCAGGATTTAAAGGTTCTTTTTCTTCTGATTTATACTTTTCTTCCAAAGCATTTTTATGTTTTGGGACTTCCTTTTCCGATGTCGATAACGTTTCCTTGTTCATCTTTTTGCTCCTTCTCTTTTAGCAGGTTAGAGATTTCCTGTAGCATGTACTGATACGTACGCGCCTGTCCCAACATATATTGATATTTTTCCATATTGTCAACACCTCCACTAATCATGAGGTCTCCAATACGTTGGAGGTTGGCTTGTATTAGTTTTTGTAACTTAGCAACGATGACTAAGGGATCCATTAAATAATATCTTTATAATATTTCTTGTAACTCTTATTTTCTACCTTCACTCCACCTAACTCGCCTTTGATGTAAGTGCCAATATATTCTTCTGGCGCTGGCAAGTTAAATTCATCAACTCGCGTGTCTTTTTCCAGCGTCTTCTTAGTGTTTCTTGAATTTGCGATCGTGGGTCGCCATCTTGGGTTTACCATTATTTCTCCTTAAAATAATGTTTAGTTTTTTATACTGTTTTTTCTAGTTTTTTAAGACTTTTGTCTGTCTTTTTAAAAGTTTGT